TCTCAATCCTTGTACTAACCGCTACGTGGTCCAAGTATATAAAGCTTTCGGTCGTTCGATACACTATTTTCCCACCCCTTTAAGTAGTGACGATTTATAAAGTATATAGTGAGTAAAACAGTTTCGGGGATGCGTATCTGATTTCTACGATGCGTATCCACTTCGCGTAAGTCAGTTATCCAATTATGAGTGCAATTACTGTGGTAGAGTTCGAAGCATCGACATTTACTGATGAGACGTATGTCTCTTCATTAGCCGAGGGTGCGCCATACACTGTCCACGGAGTTGCGCTTGGGGCAGACGATGTAACGGTCGGCCAATCTGGAGTCAAAAAGATGTGGCCAGCGAGTGAGCTAGAAGCAGCCGCAGACTCACTCAAAGGAACAAATCTCGTCGTTGACCATGAGAACACAGCCAACGGGGTTGTCGGACGGGTGACCAAGGCTGGGTACAAGAATGGCACTGGTGTCATCTATGAGGCCGAACTCTATGACGAGGAACTCGCACAAAAGGTGAAACGAGAGTTGCTCGAAGTGAGTATCCGTGGGTTCCATGCAGACGTTGACTCGCTTGAAGAGAACGATGATGGTGCAAAGATTGTTGAGGACATCGAATTTGATAACCTCTCAATCGTGCCAACAGGCGCGTCTCCGTCGAACAGTTTGGAGATTGGAACACATGATGAGCTGAGTCGAGCAGAACTCTCAGCCTTCACACAATCGCTGGACGAACTTGAAGAAATTGAGGCTGGCGATTATGTCAAATGGAGTGGCAATTACGGAATTGCTATTTCGATGCCAGAGGATGGCTCAATTGAGGTCGACAAATACGAGGAAGACTCTGAGGGGATGTGGCGTTCTGTCGAGCAAGTCGTGGACGTAGACCTTGATGATGCTTCAATTTGGGACGTTGATGAAGACAACATTGGGCAGTCGATGAAAGAAGCGGAGGAAAACCGCTCGGTCGAGGAGAACATGCTCTTAAAAGAGGGGATGACATTCTACTCCACACTTAATGACAAGCCACTGACAATCACTGAGGTCAAAGGTGACATTATCCGAGTGGAAAACCCTGAGGGTAGCTCGTGGCGAGAGCCTGTAGAGTCAGTCATTGATGCCATTGCTGAAGGTGAGTGGGAAGGTAATGTTCCCATCGAATCGGGGATGAAGTTCTACTCAACTGTCAATCACGTAATGCTGATGATTGCTGACGTGAGTGGAGACATGGTCACTGTTGGTGACATGGAGGGCGACACCTGGAAAGAGACAAAAGAAAACGTTATCACAAAGGTGGCTCGCGGTCATTGGGAACCCTCGCACAATATGAATGGCGAGTCTGGTGAGCCAATGGACGACTCGCCTTCCTACGATGAGGAAGAAATGGCTGACCCAAGCTACAGTCGTGGCGACTGGGTAAATTGGGACACTCGCAACTCGACCGAGATTGGCAAGGTCACCGGCTCATACCAGGAGGGCGATGATTTGCCAAACTTCCGTGGCTCTCGAAACATGTCGCCAGAGGGAGACGAAATCCTCTACGCATTGCGCATGTACAAGGAGCGAGATGGCTCCTATCACCCAATCACTGGTAAGCCGATTGGCCATTATGAAGATTCAGTTCGCTCGGCAGAGAAACCGAAGAACGTCTCTGATATGAGCGTTGAGCTTGGTCGGTCGAATGTTGGCCAGTATGATGTCGAGGCCGAGGATTGGGTCCAGTGGTATCCCTCTGACACAACTGAGGAACACGGCTTCGCCAAATCTGTGGATGACGACACTGTCACGATTGAAGTCTGGACACAGAACAGTGATGGCGAGTGGGAAACAGATGGTGAAACGGTCACCAAAGAGATGGACGAAGTTGAACCGTGGGGCAATTTCCCACGAGAGCAGGACGAGTTCGCTGATGCAATCGAAGATGGTGACCCTCGAAAGAAGCCAGCAGACAATGAGTACGCAGAGGAAAATGCTCAGTCTGAAGAACTTGTGAGCGATGCGGTAGAGAAAGGCCTGAAAGACAAGGTCGAAGAACACAATGACGAGCATGGTGACGAGGATGGGAAGAAGGTCACCTATAGTATGCTCAAAGATGTGTACGAGCGCGGGATGGGTGCCTATAATGACAGCCATCGTGAAGGAATGACACAACAGCAGTGGAGCTATGCTCGTGTCAATGCATTTCTCTACCTTGTCCGAAATGGCAATCCTGAGAACGATAACTACACGCAGGACAATGACCTCCTTCCAGAAGGGCATCCCAAAAAGTCTGAGGAAAATGCGCCCGTTTCTCCCACAGATTGGAAGGACGGCCAGCTCGTCGAATGGCAGGTCTACCCTGACCTGATGGGTAAGGTTGTGCACAACGATGAGGACCGTGATGTGGTAATGGTTGAGATTATGACAGAAGAGGATGGCTCACTCACTTCTACTGGATACACCATTACTGCTGGATACACAGACATTCGTCCGTACAGTATGGGCGAAATGGAAGCAGAAATGGCTATCACCTCGTCCGACACGCCAAGCCAAGATGCGAGCCCCTCGCACGATACTGGTGTCAAATCCATGCTCGACCGATTCATGGATTCTGTCACTGGTGAGCCAACCATTGCAAAGTTCGAGTCGTACATCCGCTCGGCTGAGGACCTCGAAGTTAATCGGACTGAGGGGAGTGAGCGCTCGCTCGATTCTGACGCAACGGTAGACGATTCGCGTATGGGGCAACCTGAGCGCTTTGTTGATGCAGAGGATGATACCCAGGTCTCGCTCCAGAAAAGTTACACAGATTACCCAGAGGCAGCATCTGAGAATGCTCAGATGGCTTTGGATGCAAAGGAGGAGACCGATAATCCGAATGATTGTGGGACTGATGTTGGCTGGAAGCGTGCGCGCCAACTCGCAGAAGGGAAAGGCATTAGCCGAACAGAGGTTGGCAAAATGTCTGCCTTCAATCGCCATCGCCAGAACAGTGAGATGGACTCGGAGGATGGGCGCGCCGATTGTGGGTGGATGATGTGGAAAGCGTGGGGCGGAGATGAGGGCGTCGATTGGGCGCAGGATAAGCTCGATGAAATTGATGAGGAAAATATGGCTATGATGAAAGACGAACATATGTTCCAATCCAAAGAGGATGCGATGGAGGTCGCCGAAGAGATGGGTCTCGATGGCGTTCACGGAATGGATGGCATGTGGATGCCAGGAGAAACGCACGATGAATATATGGATGCGATGTCTGAAATGGGTGGCTCCATGTATGGCGAGGATGACATGGATGAAGATGAAATGGCTCGCTACCTTGCAGATGAGGGCGTACTGTCTGATGTAGGGGAGCTACAGGATTACGACATGGAAATGCCATCGTATGAGGGGACGACAGAAGCTGATTGGTCGAGCCCCACACTTGATGAAATTATGCAAGCCTACGGCTGGGACGAGGAGTACGACTCCTACGATGCCCTGCCCGAGGATGCAAAAGCAACGATTGGCAACCATTTCATGATTTCAATGTCCGGCTTCCCAGCAGAGAACTTTGGGGATTACAAGCTTCCGGTGGTCGAACCATCGGGAGAACTTAGTCTAAACGCGCTCGCAGCAGTGAAGGGCGGGCGTGGTGTCAGTGCAGTAGATGGACTTAATGCAGAGATGGAAGACGAAATTGTTGAAGTTGTGAACGACCTTGCCCAAGAAGAATTCGACAAGGACTGGGGCGAGGAGGAGGAAATGGCTTCAACGAACGGAGTACGGGTCCTCTCCGGCGATGACCTTTGGGACGGCGTTAAATCCAAAGAGAGCGACTTGGACTCGATTGCTGAAACTAACGTGATAAACATGACAGAAAATATTGAAGAAAAGCTTTCGGAACTCGACGAGCCCGTTGCTGTTGAGGCAGGGGAGGTCGAGCAGCTCCGAGAAAAGGCAGACCGGTTCGAGGAAATGTCCTCGTCCCTGGAAGCACTCCGAGAGCGCACCGATATTCTCGACGAGGTTGACCGCTCTGATGTGGAGGCACTTGCCGAAGCAGAGGAAGGTATTGTAGTCGAGTCCGGTCGCTTTGCGGAACTTAAGGAAGAGGCAGAGCAGGTAAAGGGCATTTATGCTTCTGAGCTTGCGGAAGAATATCCAGCATTCTCGGCTGAGGAACTGAGCGGCAAGTTCTCGATTGAGGAGCTTCGAGAGAAGTACGAGGAGCAGGTTGGCTCACTCGATGAACTCGCGTCCTCGGCTGATGCTGACGTGAAGTCGCAGGATGCTGATGAGGAATCGCTTGAGGAAGCGTCTGCTGGCGAGAGCGAGGAGCAGCTTTCTGATGAGGTTTCGGCGAAGCAGGCAGAGCTTCGAGACAAGATTCTTGGAGGTAACTAATAATGGTAGAAGCAGGTAAAGGAACTGACTTTAGTGGTCTGGGCTACGGTGACGAGACTCGTCGCCACGGTGATTATGTTGGACTTCCGCACGGTGATGGTGGGAGTCTTGAAGGCTCCGTTCGTCCAGGGCAGGCCGTAATGGTTGACGGAGGCGTTGTTGCACAGGCTGATGGCTCGACTGCTGTCACTGTTGGCGTCCTCTCGAATTACCCACGCGCTGGTGACAGTGGTGGGCCGAGCGACCCATCGCCAATTATTGCAGGTCAGCCTGCGAATGTTAAAACCAGCGGCACCGTTAAAGCAGAGGTTGACTCTGGTGTGTCGATTGGTGACGAGCTTGTCCCAGCGGCGGGCGTGCTCGAAGCTGGCAGTGGAGATGTCCAGGCAGTTGCGCTCTCGGATGCGGTCGAGGATGAGCGCTACGATGGAACGCAAGCATACTACGCCGAGGTTCTGCTTCGGTAAATTTTTGGAGGAATAAAAATGGCACTTACTACACGCGACGTTATTACGCAAGACTTTGTGCGAGAGACTGTTGAGGAAGTTGTGCAGGAGAACCTCGTCTACCGGCGAGCCTTCCGCGAGATTGATGCTTCCAACATTGAGTCTAACTCGTACACATTCTACATCGACCAGGACGACATGGGCGCTCCCCAGATTGTCGGTGAGGGCGAGGAAGCCCCACGGCACCAGTCCACGGTCGAGGAACAGACTGTACAGTTCGACAAGTTCATGGGCGAGGTTACTCTGACGATGGAGGCCATGTCTGATGGGCTTATTGAGATGAAGGCGCGAGAGGTTGAGGATGTTGCTCGTGCGATGGCCGAGCGCCTCAACCAAGAAGCGTATGATGTTCTGGCTGAGTTCAACCAGGACACAACCGATGGCGAGACCATTGGTGACTCGAACGGCACCCTTTCCTTCAGCGACATTGTTGAGGGAATGAAGGCGCTGCGCGAGGATGACTACACCCCTGACCTCCTGATTGTGGATGTTGATGGGTACACTGACCTCATGACAGACTCGAACTTCAATCGAGCCACTGACCGTGGTGACGAGGTTGTTCGAACTGGTGAGGTTGGCCGAATTGCTGGCATGCCTGTTGTCATTGATACGACGCAGGATATTGCTCCCAATGGTCACGGGGCATTTGCAATTGACACGACTCGATACGGGTATGAGCTTACCCGTACTCCGATGTCGACCAACGAATACGAAGAGCCTGAGCGACAGGCTGATGTGATTCAGGCCTTTACCCGTAAGGCGTGGACTGTCATCTTTGACGAGGCGGCGGCCCTCATCGACGGGTAAACTTCGGTAGCCTACTACCACAATACTGCTCGGTGCTCTTAAATATATTGGATTATGTCATACTCACCAAAATACGTTAACTTCGACGATATTCCTGTACAAATTCCTGACGATTACTCGAACAAGGAAAAACAGGCTGCACTTGAATTTGCAGAATCATCTATCGAACTTGACTTAAATGATGGTGAGCCCGTTCCTGGCGATTCGATGGAGAGCATCGGGACAATGATTCGCGCATGTGTCAAACAAAAGGCAACCTGTGAGCTGGCAAAAGGGTCAGAGCATCCTGATGATGTGGCGCTCACAGATTTGTCCGATGATGGAAGCACAAAATCGGACTATGCAGCAGAAGCATTTTGTGACAGATACGACGAGTTAGTCAATAAGTTGAATCAGAGTGGGTTCTTTGAGGATGGAGACAATAAAACGTCTCCATATGTGTACTCCACGAGTGACCCAAGTCCACGAGACGAGTACAAAGACTACCCAGTTGATGAAGACGATTTCAACCCTTACGACAGTTTCTAATGCCAGACACATCAGAACTTGCAGCAATTGAACAGGTTGTCCAACGGCTAAAAGAAAATGTCGAGGATGAGTTAAAAGGAACTCTCAAACGAAACCAGTCGTCTGCTGTGAAAACAGTAGAGATGAATGCAAAACGGTTGATTGAAAGCAAGGCAGATGTTGGAAAGCTTGGAGAAAAGCCTGGACAACAATCATTGTATAATTCGTTTGGCTCATATGTGACAACAACTACCACGAAAGAAGGTCTTTCTGGAAAGCTTGTTGTTGGTTCTACTGCACCACATGCTGCTGCATTAAATGAAGGAACTGGCGGTCAAGATGGATATGATATTTATCCATCAAATAAAGAGCGGCTAATATTTGAAGGTGCTCCAGGCGATGATTACCTTACTTCTAATCCAGGCATTGAAGCAGTAGATTATGGCGGTGGTGACAATGGAGGAGACCTTGTTACAATGAAAGCAGGCGCTCCAGTAAATCATCCAGGTGTGGCAGAAACGTCGTACTTTGAAAAATCTGTTGCATATTTAGGTGAAGAGATTGGAGAAGACCTAAACAGAAACATCAGAAAAGCAATAATAGAGTCTGGATTTAAACCATCCACAAAATAATGGTTTCACAACAAGAGCTTCTTGAGTCTATTCCACGAACATTTGAGAATGACTCATCAATTCCTGATTCAGTGACATACATCACACATGAGCCAGACTTTAGCTCTGAGGCAATTAAGCTTCCTATTATACAAGTTCTCAGGACTACTGTCACAAATGTAGATGATACCAACACAGATTTTATTGGATACATCAGAGATGAAGATGACAGAATAACTGATAGATTGTATGAGCGGCTATATGTGATGGACCTTACAGTAGCCGTTTGGACAGCAGATGGGTCAGTGTATGACAATGCTGGCATTCCAAAGGCTGTTCGCTCATCATTATACAAACATGATTATGATGGCCCCAAAAAATCACTTATTGATGAAAACGGTGACCCAATCGATGATGTTTGGAGAGTGTCGTTGACAAATACTCGTGAAGAGGATGATGTCACATACACTCCAACACTGAGAGTCCATGAACAAGATATTCGTGTCTGGGCATCAGAAGTGTTCGAGAGTCCGGTCGAAGAAGAAACAATTGTTGAAGCAAATGAAGATGTTTCAACAGAAATTACTGGAACAAATGAAATGTTTCAGTAGAATAATCCAATGTATGGAGTTACACCGAGCAGTATTGTAGTACAGGCAGACAAACAAATTAACAAAGTGATATAAATTATGGCAACATATGGAGAATTTCCAGGCGTTCGTGTAGAAACAGAGTCTGGTGGGATTACAGGTATCACCGTTGGCGAAGAGGAGAAACTCGTTCTCTTCGGCGAGGCAAACTACACC